GCAAGGTCTAAGAGGAGTGGCAGTACATCAGATTCAATCTTAGTTTATCGGCACAATGACCACGAGATAGCAGATGCTTACAAACTCATTACAGGATATCTCGACACCAACATTAACGAACTTAAAGCAAAATTTAACTCATCTTATAAATCTTGAACAAATGAAAAGTAAATCCACAATTGAAAGTCTATTATTTATTCTCAGTAATCATCAAAGATTAAATAGAGAATGCCCTGAAGTTATTGATATAATTGAAAACTATATCAATATTGAAAAGATGCATATTGCATCTGCTTGGAATGATGGGTATTGGTTAGGTAAAAATGGTTATATTCTTGAGAATTATAGCAATGGCAATCAGTATTATGAACAGGTTTACAATGTAATCAATGAAGATAGTATCAAGGATTAATTATAATTTGCTATTAAGTTACAATCCTTGTGAGATATTCACTTACTATAATGTGACTGATATGCACGGCTTAAATCTACACGACTGCAACAATTACAATAACACCCTGCAATCATCATACATTGCAGGGTGGTGTAATCTAATTCCAAACTCAGATAGTCATTATGTATTTATCAATCTAAGTAGATGTAATACAGAGATTGAGACATTTGGTCTTATAATGCACGAATTGATGCATCTTAGTTTTGATTTGCATACAGATGAAGAGCAACTTATTACTTGGGCAGAAGAAGAATCATACGAAGTATTTGAACTAATTAAAAACAATAGAAGTAATGAAGTCTGAACTAATCGAACACATTGAATACTTAACTGGAAAGTCAATCAAGTTCAAAGAGATTGAAGATAGATATGTGATAGGTGTCAGTAGATGGTTTATGTGCGGTGGTGATTTATCATCTTCTGAAATTGCTAAATATCTAGACATCAATCATAACAAGTTGACTTTGTTAATTCAAAAAAGAATGTCAATGATGACTGGTGTAGAATTAAAAGATGAAGCACCAATAGTTGATGTGACTTATACATTGTCATCATTACAAAGACTCTATCCAAAGTCATACAGATTTGAGTGGAGACCATATTATGAATTAGACTACTATCTCTATCTTGCAAACAATTCAAGAGAGCAAATTATTCACAACTACAAACTATTCTTAAATGAATCACGAAGTCGAAATTTACAAAGTAGTAGCAAGATATCTATCAATCAAATATCCTAAATTGATATTCAGATTTGATTTTGCTGCTGGTATGTATTTAAGTCCATATATGGCAAACAAGCACAAAGCACAAAATCCAATTAAAGGATATCCTGATTTATTCATTGCTTTGCCTCGTGGAGGTTTTGCTGGGTTGTTTGTTGAGATTAAAAATGATAAGTCAAATCCATTTAAGAAAGATGGTTCACTTAAATCAAATGAGCATTTAGAACGTCAAGCAGAAGTCTTAAAAGCATTGAATGAATTAGGTTATGCTGCACTATTTTCTACAGGTGTAGATGAGACAATCAAAGTCATTGAGAGTTATATCAATCAAGAATAGAAAAATTATTGATTTGCAATTGATTGATTATCAGACAAAAGAATTATCTTTTTAAAAACGTAGTGCAGTATCAAAAATACAATAAGTGCGGTAAATCGTTTGTTTGATGTCTTAAAATTGATTTGATAAAAACAAGCAATAAGTAAATTAATTTTGTAAATTAGCAGCACTCAAAGGTAGAATCTTGAGTGAATTGTAAAAAATTGTTGCCATATGGTGACTGCGAGACTGAGATTCATATCAAAGTCGATTCTACCGCAGTCAGCATATGGCTTTTTTAATTGATATGAAACGCAAAAAAGCATTTTTATTATATCATGATTCTTATGAGACAATAAGACATTTGAATGATGAGCAGTTAGGTCAATTAACTAGACTCATATTTGAGTATAAGATATATGGTACATATCCTGAGCCATCAAATATGATGTTCTTTGTATTCAATCCTATAAAACTACAATTAGATAGAGATTCTGAAAGTTATCAAGAATCACTAGAAGCAAAAAGCAAAGCAGGAAAAATATCAGCAGAAAAAAGAGCAAGACTTGTTCAACAGAGTTCAACAGAATCAACATCTGTTGAATGTGTTGATGCGTGTTCAACAGAACCAACTGATAATGTTAATGTAAATGATAATGATAGTGTAATAGATAATGATAGTGTTATTATTAAAAGTGCTAAAGCATCAACATTCAAATCATATACTAGTCAAGAGTTGATTAATGAGATAAAACCATTGATTGATAAGTACGGAAAAGATACCTGTAATGCATTCTATTCTTATTGGTCAGAACCATTATCTAATGGAAAGATGAGACTAACTGCTGAAAAAGCATGGGACACAAACAGAAGACTATCTACATGGAAGCAAAGAGAAAAGCAACCATCTAACAACTATGTCAAACAAGCACAAGTTGTATTCAATCGCAGTTCACAAGGTCACAAGTATATTGGAGATGATGTCATTTGAGTTTGTACGTACAAAAAATCAAAATCAGTACGTACAAAAAAATAAATTAAAATAATTTATAAATGTATTGCGTATTCAAATAATAGTTTTACATTTGCTCATCAATCAGTCACACAATTTTTTACTTACTTTCTAAATCAAACATTATGACATCTCAAAAAAATTTAGTAAACGAACTTTTTACTAGTGCTAATAGAGAAGAGCAAGGTGACAATCGTAGTTACTTTGTTAAGGCACTTAACAAGATTATTGCTGATGGATTTATTACTATAAGCATTCAAGAGAAGGGTCGTATTTGGACTAATCCTAAACATAAAGATTCAAATGGCAATCTTAAAAAATTTGATGTTGAGATTAAAGGATATGGTTTTACTCTTAGAGCATATTTAGGTTCCGATTTTGATGCTAAAGATGTTTTGCAAGAAGTTGGTACTTTTATTCAAAATCCATCAGTATCTGAAAAACACATTAAATCATTTGCCATTTCATCTTTAGAAGAGTGCGAATGTGAAAGATGTAATGGTAAAGGATTTATTCCACAATTTAACTACTATTGTGGTGGTATATGCTTTGAGTGCTATGGTTCTAAGTATTCAGTTAAAAAAGTCACATTATCAGTTTAATCAATCAAGGGTGGCTAACAACCACCCACTTTACTTACTCAATCAAACAAATTTAAACATCATGTGGAAGACAATTTTAAATCAAGCAGCGAAAAGTGAATCTGTAATTTATAGCAGTGTAACCTTTGAAATAAGGTCGAAAATTAAGGTAGGTTCTGTAAGTAGATGGATTCAGACAGGATGGAAGCAGTACAATGTAACTGAAAAAGGTCTTGAAAAATTGAAGTTTGACACTTGGGAAGACCAAGAAAATAAAATTAGAGAAGAACTTTTGGACTTCTATTGGAAGAATGAAGACCAAAGATTGAATAGAGAGCATAAAATTTTAGAAAAGGCGAGAAAGAATTCAGAGATATATTTCAAAGCAGATAAATTATGACAAACCCACAACAAGCACTGATTGGAATCTTAATGACTGGTGAGACTCATCAAGATTTAATGCCTCAACTAAGTGAACATCTCTTCAATGAGATGCTCACTTCTAGATGTTATGCAGTAATAAAGAAAACGATTGACAAAGGATTGACACCTAATCTAGTCAACTTCTTTATGACTGCTAATGAGATTGATAAGTTCACATCTAAAGAAACATCTGAGATAGTTACATGGTCAAACAACTTGACATATAATGAACCTGTTAATGAGTACATTGCAATAATTAAAGATGCACACATCAAGCGTTCAATAAGTAACATACTTACTGAGCAGTCAATGGGTCTAAACAATACTGATGGATTCACAACTGCAACATCAATCATTAAGTCACTAACAAACTTGATAGATGTTGGTAGCAATTCAGATAACATCATTGACTTATCTGAATTGACTAATGAAGAACGTGAATCATACTACAGAAGAGCAGCACTAACATTATCAGGAAAGACTACAGGAATTGATACAGGATTGAAGTCACTCAATAAATTTACAGGCGGGTTTCATCCAGAATTCATCATCATTGCAGGAAGACCAAGCATGGGAAAGACTGCTCTAGCACTATTTCATGGAATGAAGTCTAATGAAGCAGGAATTTACTTCAATCTAGAGATGAACAAATCTCAACTTTGTCAAAGATTGATACTTCAACAAGCAGGTGATTCAATAAACTCATCTAGATTAAGAGATGGAAATCTAAGTCAATCAGAACTTCATTCTTTTGAACAAACTATTGGAAGCATTGAAAAAGCACCATTCTTAATCTATGATAAAGCAAGATGCGGTGTACATGAAGCAATAAGAGTGATGAAGAAAGAACACAGAAAAGGTAGATGCAAATGGGCTATCATTGACTATCTGCAATTGATGACTATTGAAGGATTTAAAGGCGGTAATCGTGAAGCGGAAGTTGCAGAAATAAGTAGAACTCTAAAAGCAGCACAAAAAGAACTTGGAATACCAATTATTGCACTTGCTCAATTGAGTCGTGAAGTAGAAAAGAGACCAGACAAAAAACCAATTCTATCTGACTTAAGAGAATCAGGTTCATTAGAACAAGATGCAGATTCAGTAGCATTTGTATGGAGACCATCTTACTATGGATTGAGTGATGAAAATGATACACCATACACAAATCACATATTCTATCTATTTGAAAAACATCGTCAAGGTGCAACAGGTGTAGTTGAGTTCAGACATTCTATCAACATGACAAACTTTACTGATGTCACAACACATGATGTTGGAAGCACATTTCTACCACAATCTAATGATTTACGAAAATATACTGACAATGACTGGAACAAGCAAGAACACACTCCATTCTGAGTATGTAAACTATCTATCAAAGCATCAAACAGAGCCGTTTGTGATGCTTGATGAAATGAATCTAACATATGAGCAGTTTGAAGAACTATTCAATAATTCATATGCATTTCAAGAAATGTGGAGACTAGAATGCATCTTATCTTACTATGAGATAAGAAGTGGAAAATGTGAATTTGCAAAAGTCTATCATGGTAAAATATTCTGTACTAACAAACAATGTAGCATAAAATGAAAATAGAACTTAAACACAAAATATTAAATGATGAGTACACAGAATATGTGTACAATGCATATGATATTCAAAATCAAGAAGAGAGTGTTGTATCAATTGAGAACAATATCAGACTAGACTTTGAATGGAGCATTGGAGTCATCTACGGCGGTAGTGGAACAGGAAAGTCAACACTACTAAAATCATTCGGTGAGATAGCATCACCTGTATTTGATAATCAAAAGAGTTTGATATCAAACTTTGATTGGATGACACCAGAAGAAGCAGCACATCTACTTAGTGCAATGGGTTTGTCATCAATACCATGTTGGTTGAGACCTCATGCAACATTAAGCAATGGAGAACAATATCGTGCTAATCTAGCATATTGTGTTGCAAAAGCAAAAGACAATGAAGTTATACTGATTGATGAGTATACTAGTGTTGTTGATAGAGATGTTGCAAAAGCAATGAGTAATGCATTGCAGAAGTATATCAGAAGAGAGAAAAAGAAAATCATACTAGCAAGTTGTCATTTTGATATCATGGAATGGTTAAATCCAGATTGGATATATAGCCCAAATAAGAGGCGGGTCGAAAGACCTGAGTTTGTCAGGCAATCGAGACCAAAAATCCAGTTGGAGATATTTCGATGTAGATATGAAACTTGGCGCATATTCAAACATCATCACTATCTAAATCACAATCTGAATCCTGCTGCAATTAGTTATGTAGTTATATGGAATGATAAACCTGTAGCATTTGTTGCTATACTACCATTTCCGGGTGTTGGTGATGCAAAAACTAGACGAATAAGCAGAATAGTCACACTACCAGATTATCAAGGTTTAGGCATAGGTAAATCACTTATTGATTATTTCTCATCATTGTACATGAAAATAGAAAGTCAGATGTACATCAGAACAATTAATCCAGCATTAGGAATCTCACTCACAAAAGATAAAGAGAATTGGCAACCAACATTATCAAATCTCAAAGCAGATTTTGCAAATGATACTAGTGGAAGAAAATTGTTAAATAGACCAAGTTACTCATTCAAGTACATCGGTAAAAAATCAACAGATAGTGAAGATGTAATAATATTTAATGCAGATGCTTGGAAAGATGTATCACAAAATCAATTATCATTATTTTAAATCTACATGAAAGTACAACACAATCATATAATCACTATATTTGTTGAACTATGAAACAAATAAAGAAAGACAATCGAGGCGGTAAAAGAATTGGTGCAGGTCATCCATTTAAGTATGGAGAAAAAACAATCAACATCACATTCAGAATACCAACATCTCACAAAGAAATAATCAAGTCAATGGTCAAAGAATATCTTGATAAAGTGAGTCTAGATTACAAATCAAACAAATCAACTAAATCTGAACATTATGGCTGCTGAACAATCTGTTATAGAACTAATCTTTGAAAGACAAAATGAACTGAATATTGATGATTTCAATCTATGGTTGACATCTAACTATGAAGAACTCAAAGCACAACATAAATTGGAAGTCATGGGTGCATTTGATTGTGGACAAGAAGATGCTTATGAATCTGGATTCTCAACTCATGGCTCATCTGTATTCTATAAAGAGTTTTATGGATAAGAATCAATGACTGCGAAAGACAAAGCAAATCAATTAGTGCATCAATACAGAATGTTATTAATGAATATTGGAGATGATTATGGTCAAGAAATATTGGTCTCTATTCTTTCTAGAGAATGTTCATTGATTGCAGTTGATGAGATATTAAATCATCATTCACAAGAACAAAGTTTGTATAGAATTGATAAATACTATTGGCAAGAAGTTAAACAAGAAATTGATAGACTATGAAAAATCAATCAGCAGTTGATTGGTTAGTAGAAAAGATAAAACTAGCCAAGCCGGATTTTAAATTTGATGCATTGATAAGAGAATCTAAAGCAATGGAAAAGGAGCAGATAATTGATGCTTACAAGCAATGTGAAAACTCGAATATTTCGTGGCAATGCGATGGCGCACAAGACTACTATAAAGAGAATTATGGAAAGTAACCTACTACTTATACCTTGTGCAATTGAATCTGTTGCTACAAGAAGAGACAAGACATTAAAAATAGTTATTGGAACTCAAGAACTACCATCATCAAAAGCAGCAGAATTATTCAATCAATGGACATCAGGTGTTGGTGTGATGGCATTCAAAGGTGAGGCATTTAATTACAATGATGAAGAGTTACTCAAGTCAATCAAGATAGATGCAGAAGAGATGGGAAACAAGACACCAAGTCAGAGATTGCGTTCTTGCTTGTATGTATTGTTTGAACGCAATGCAGAAGGATATCAAGACTTCAATAGTTATTATGCAGCAATGATGGATAAATTCATTGACATGGTCAAAAAACGAATTGATACTTATTCACTATGAACAAGACTCATACAATAGAAGATAGAAGTGGAAATAAGTTAATTGCATCACACAAAGATTCAATCATCAACTTATCATTGCTATTGACTGATGGTAAAAAGAGAGCAATCGGTCAAATTGACAAAGCATCTAGAACACTTAGACTAATTCGGTCACGTTCAAAGCATCTCATGAGAGTGAATAACTCATATGGAATAAACTACTATCTGATTGAGAATGGTAAGTTATTTGACAAAGTGCAGATAGTTGACGAACAAAATACGTGGATAGTATCTAAAGATTATCTCATAGAGCATTGCACTACTATGAACTTTAAAACTCAAGGATTTGAACTACAGAAATTCATTTCACTTGACAAACTAAATTCTTATGTAACTTTGTAGTCATGGAAGAACAAAATCAACCTAATAGTGTAGGCAGACCAAGCAAGTATAAAGAAGAGTTCAATGAACAAGTATTTGAGATGTCATTACTTGGTCTAACAGATACTCAAATGTCATCTATCATTGGAGTTTCAGAAGTAACTTTCAATGCATGGAAACACAAACATCCGGAATTTCTTAAGTCATTAATGCGTGGGAAAGAAGATGCAGATGGCAAAGTAGCAAAAGCAATGTACAAGAGAGCACTTGGTTTGACAATCATAGAAGAAGCACTAACTAAAGATGGTCAGATAGTTCAACTGAGAAAAGAACTACCACCAGATACACCAGCAGCAAAGCATTGGTTAGCAAATAGACAAAGAAAACTTTGGGCAAATAACGGTGAGTCAACATTTAACACAACAGAACCATTGATTATCATTCGAACAGAAGGAACAGATGAACAATGAAGTTCACACTAACTAAGAGACAAACAACTGCATATGACTTAGCAATCAATAATGTTAAAAAAGTCATTGTCTTTGGTGGTGCAATTCGTGGAGGTAAAACATATTGGTTGCTGCTCACACTATCATCACTCTGTTTGTTGTATTCACGTTCTAGATGGGTTGTAATCAGAAAGACTTTACCTGATTTGAAGAGAACAACATTTCCATCATTCTCTTCAATACTCAATGATGGATTGATAGAATACATAAGTTCATGGAATCGTGAAACAAATGTAGTGACATTCAAAAACGGCAGTGAGTTAATATTCATGTCAGAGTCTTATGATGATGATAAAGACTTGAACAGATTCAGAGGACTTGAAGTCAATGGAGCAGGTCTTGATGAAGTAAACGAACTACAAGAAGCAACATTCTACAAAGTTCAAGAACGTATTGGTTCATGGAACAAAGCAGAAGGAAAACCACCAATAGTATGTCTTGCTACTTGCAATCCTGCTAACAACTGGGTCAAGAGTGTTATCTATGAGAGATGGAGAAGCAATACTTTACCTGACAAATGGGCATACATCAATTCACGTATCACAGATAATCCATACATCAGTAAAGATTATCTTGAGTCACTTAAAGAACTACCACCAATACAGTATGCACGATTCGTAGAAGGTGACTGGGATGTAATGGATGAAGTAAACAATCCATTCTTGTATGCATGGAATGATGATATACACATAGACGATTCACTTACTATTAATCCTAACATACCAGTATTCATCTCAGTCGATTTCAACATCAACCCACTATCAGCATTAATCATTCAGCAGCATACCACTAAAGGTTGTTCAGTAGTTGGTGAGATAAATATTGACAAGGGTAGCATTGATGCATTCTGTGATTATGTTGAAAGTCTTAATGTACCACGTGGTCTACTTAGGATAACTGGTGATGCGATGGGTAATGGTCGAAGCATTCAACAACGTGATAATAGTTCAGCCTACACCCAAATCAAAAGAAGGTTACACCTTGCTGACTCACAGATAATCATACCAGCTAATCCGACCCACTACAATAGTAGAATAGACTGCAACAATGCACTAACACGACTTGACATTAAAGTTAACTCTGTTAGGTGTAAAGGTTTTGTGTATGATGCTAAACAAGTACAATGTAATAGTGATGGTGGTATAATCAAATCAAATAGAAAGAATTTAAATGAAAGAGCAGATTTCTTAGATTGTTTTCGTTATTTTGTAAATTCAATTTTAAAAAGATACCTATGAGCATTTGTTCACCTTGTTACGACTCAGGAAGTTATGTAGATGTATGTGCTACTGGTCTGACCTTTGGGGTAGCAGCACCTGATACCTCTTACCTTGTGTGCATCCAGTATAAGGCTACTGGTCGCATTCAGACCTTTGTAAGCATTAGTGATGAGTTTGGTAACATTACCATTGAAGGTGTGTTAATTGACCCACTACAAGGCTACACCTTATGGATAACAACTGATACACCTAACGGCACAAGGCAAGACCTGACCATAGGTGAAGACACCTACACGTGCATTGACTTTAGTATTGCAGTTAGTGATAGTGAACCATCAATAGTTAATTTGACAAATGAGTAAGTTATCTGCAATCATCAGAGGGTGGTACTACTACCTTACTGCTAACAAGAAGTCAAGGGAGATAAGCAAGGGTAGAACGGCAATATGTAACAACTGCCAACATAGGTACAAGCCACTTAATGTATGTAATGCTTGTGGTTGTTTTCTTCCAGCCAAGACAAGGGTTGAAGATGCACAATGCCCACATGAATACTGGTGACCTATGGCAAACTTTATCATCTTACAATCGACCCTAATTGAATACAACAAGAGTATAGAAGATGAAGAGTTACAAGAACTATCAGCAATTGATTTAGGTGACTGCAAGGTACTGGTCAATGTCAATTCAATAATGATGGTGGTAGAGAATCAAGGCACTACATTACTAACCTTAACCAACTTAGATAGGTTGGTTAGCAATAACACAATAGATGAAGTTATTCAGAAGATTAATGCCAGTCAAGTTGTGGCATCGATTCAATAGATGGTCAACCAAACAATCAAGTTACAACTTAGTTAAGGTATTCACTCAAGATGGTTACAACTATCTTAGATTTCCTAAGGAAACTAATATGCCACTTGAACGATTCTCAATGTCTATGGCATTACTTGAACGATTGAGTTCAGGTATTAGTGGTTCAGAGATGGAAGGTATCTTAGAAGGTATGGAGAAAGCATTGGCTGCTGGTCTATCTAATCCTAAGAATGCAGCCTTAGTTGCTACGTACATTCACATCATACGTGAGAGACAAGACACCATCATTCATCGTGACCTACTGCTTAACATTGCAGCCACTTGGATAATCAGAGACGATGAAGACCCGACAATAATTAACAACGATATCCACAAAGAAAAGTTAGAAGTCTTTGAAAAGATGTGCAAGGAGGGTTCACACGATTTTTTTACACGTTTGGCTATAGAGCCGCTAACACCCTTAATGTCTATGTCTCCAGAAGATTTTCAGAAATTATGGGAGTACAACGTACAGGCACAACGCAACCTAATCAAAGCATTGACCCACTTAGATTCAGTCCAAGAACCAGAGCGAGTGAAGCGACCACGAGAATTAAAACTCAAGTGATGACTATTGTTGAGGGTGATGTGGTTGCATACAATCAACTTATGAGTGGTGATGTTGACTTATTTATTACTAAATTTGAATCGTTCATAAAATCTCAACAACGTGGCTAAGGTAATCATTGAGTACGAAGCACAAGCAGCATCTTTAAAGGCGGTAACAGATACTATTATCAATGCCAATAAGCAGATTAGTGATTCTGCTCAGACATCTGCTAACTTAGCAAATGAAGTTTATAAATCAGTAGGTAAATCAATTAGTGCTGCATTTGCATCTAAAGATGTACAGAAATCACTTGATGCAAATCTAAAATCAATCAACTCTTCTAAAGATTCAATTTCTAAATTAAATGAAGAATCGATTAAGTATGCTAAAGCTGGTACATCATTAGCTAATGGGATTAAAAATACTGGTATTGAAGCACTAAAGGCTAACAAAGAAATTAGTAGTTTACAACAAACTATATTTACATTAGGTAAGAATAGTAATAATACTGGAGAAAAGGCGCAATCATTAAAAGCAAGATTAGCAGATTTAAAAGCACAGATAAGTGCATTAGATGCAGCTGGTCAATCGGGTAGTGATGCATTTGAAAAACTATCAGTTGAGGCTGGTCAACTTGCTGACCAAGCTGGTGACACTCAAGAAAGGATTAGAACATTAGCATCTGACACATTTAAGTTTGATGCAGCCATTGGTGCAGTTAAAGGTCTTGCATCAGTATTTGCAGTTGCTCAAGGTTCTGCTGCATTATTTGGTATTGAAAGTGAAGACCTTAATAAGTCTATAGCACGAACACAAGCATCAGTAGCATTACTAACTGGATTGCAAGAAATAGCAAATTTAGTAACTGGTCAAGGTGCTACAAAGATTGCCTTACAAAATTTATTCTTAAAAGATAAGGTAGTAGTGACAAATGTTGCTACTGCATCTGTTGTTGCATTAGCAACGGCTGAAGAAGGTGCAGCAGTAGCAACATTAGCAACCAAGAAGAGTCTTGACTTGTTGAAGGTAGCAATAGCTGGTACTGGTATTGGTGCATTGGTTCTTGTACTTGGTGCATTGTATCAAGTTTATCAACAGAATGCAGCAGCATCAAAGAAGTTCAATGAATTGATTGCTGAACAAGAAAAACTTAACAAGGCTGCTACTGATGAAATAAAGAAACAAGTAGCAGAAAGAGAAGACCTGAATGATAAGATATTAGTGAGTCAAAATAAGTTGACCCAAGCAGCAGCAGATACAAGAAAGATTCAACGTGACACCCAAGCAGAAATCAAAGCACAATTAGTACCACAGATTACTCAAAGAGAAAAATTGATTGAGCAAGAAAAACAATTGACTATACAGATTGAGGCAAAACAAAGAGCCATTGATGTTGCTTCTAAATCTGCTAATGACAATGCAGCACTTTCAATTAAGGCTAATCAAAATGCTATTAAAGACTTGGAGGTGCAAAAAGCAACAACCATCAAAGCATTAGGTGAAGTCAATGCAAACATTACAGATATTAAAACTAATGTATCTGAGACTGCTAATACATCCATTAACATAATTAATGCTGATGCAGCCAAAGAGAATGCTGAAAAACTTAAAGACATCAATGATAAGTTGATTCAAGATAGGCTTACTGCTGAACTTAATGGATTAAAAAGATTGGAGATTGTAGATGGTGAATCAACTCAGAATAAGATTGACCAAGCTAACAAACAAGCAGAGATAGATAAGGCTGATGCCAAAGCAAGTATTGACAATGCAAAGTTAAGAGCATCTACCATTCTACTTATTGATGCTCAATTAGCAGAGAGTGTTGCTCAGATAAGACTTGATGCAACAAACAAAGCAATTGAAGACGAGGTCAAGATACTGGAGGTAAAAAGAATTAATGGAACTGCCACCATTGAAGAAGAGATTAAGATAGCAGATAAGACCTTTGAGATTGAAAAGAATAAACTACAAGCACTAATAGATGTTAACAAGGCATCATTCGCTGACCTTGAGATATTAACTGCAAATCATGAAAAGAAAGTTAATGACATCAAGAATAAAGCTATTCAAGAACAATACAACCTAAGAGTTCAGGCATTTGAACTACAGAAGATGTTAGGTGTTACGACACTTGAAGATGAACTATCATTGATACGTGCAAGAGGTGAAGCAGAATTAAAAGCAAATGAATTATCTAATAGTTCACTTGAGGTAAAAGAGGCTAATAGAAAGACTATCATAGCTAAGACTGATGCTGACATCACTCAAGCAAAGATAGTAGAAGCAAACAAACGTATTGACATTGAGAATGCACAAGCACAAGCAGCAGTAACATTAGGTCAATCAACTTATGAGCAAAGAGTAAAGTTGATTGAAGATGAGGGTGTAAAAGCTAAGAATGCACTTGATAAGAAACTATTAAGTGAAGAAGAGTATAATGCAAAAGTTATTCAAATTAATGCAGATACTACTGCCAAACTTAATGCAGAACAAGATGCACGACTTGATAAGATATTTGAATATGCCAATGCAGTAGTTAGTGTATTCTCAGGTATTAATGACTTATCCAAACAAGCAACCGAACAAAGGGTAGCAGATATAACTGCATCAAGTGAGGCTGAACTTAATGCAATTAATCAATCAGATGCATTAGAACGTGATAAGATTAAACAACGTGCAGCACTTGAAAAAAGAACCCAAGATGCAATAGCATCTGAAAAAACAAAACAAGCAAATAGAGATAAGGCATTAGCACTATTCCAAGCAGTTGTATCAACGGCAAGGGCGGTAGCAGAAGCATTACCAAACATACCACTATCAATTATAGTTGGTGCTGCTGGTGCAATTCAGATAGCAGCAATTGCAGCACAACCAATACCTAAGTTTGAAAAGGGTGGAGAAATAGGTGGTAAGAGACATAGTGAAGGTGGCACGATGGTAGAAGCAGAGCAAGGTGAATACATAGTTAACCGAAAACAAACATCTGCCCATCGTAAAGAATTGAATGCATTAAATCAATCCTCTGATGCCTTTAAGAAGATAATTCAAGATAGGTATGTTAGACCAGCATTGATGAACTATATGCTTAACTCAAAATCTAAAGAGATGGGTGTTAATGTCAATGCCACTCTTAACTCTAAAACAATGGAGTCAGAAATAAAAGGATTGAGAAAAGATTTAAGAAACGATAAGAGACAATACAATAACTCAATTGACCAAAGATACCAATGGCAGTAGATATAAAATTCTTAATTGATGGTGCTGATTATGGTCAACCAACTAATGCTAATGACTTTGGATTCACCATTTCAGAAGAGTCAAGCATTAATGCACGTATAGTATCATTCAACAATGACCTTAACTTTACTGGTGCTGCATTTGATTATATCTACACTAACTTAATTGATACTGGTGGTTGCTCACTTATTAATGTTGAAGTGCAATATATATGTGAAGGATTTTGGAAACGATTAACAACGGGTTACATTGTAGTAAGTGAATGTGTATTTGATTTAGATAGATGTAGTGTAACAACTAAGTTGTATGATGATTCATTCTCAACTAAAATCAATAACAATAAATCTATACCATTCTTTAGTGATTCAAATATCACTAAGAACCTACAAGCAATAGTACCACCTGAAATACATTTCGTTAATCTATTCAATCCAGCTACCAACGTATATCAAACAAGTTCTAATACTGGATTCATAACCATCTATGATGCCTTTAAACATCTTGTAGGATGTATGAGTGATAATCTTGTTGACTTTGAATCTGACTATTTTAGAAATCAAATTGATGCAAGTGGATTTGGTAAGACATTAATGGTTAGTAATGGTCAGGCAATAAGGTCAGATAGTGCCATACATACAAACTTAATCTTTGAGAAATTGTACAATGCACTCAATAGAAGATTAAGACTTGGTATGGTTATTCAAAGACAAACTAATGGCAAACCAATATTACGCATTGAAGAGTATGCATACTTTCAACAATTAACACCATCGGTTAACCTATACAATCAACCTGAGATTAAGTTTAACTATGATTCAACACAACTATATGCATCTGTTGATTTCGGCTCTGACCCATTCTTAAATGACTTTGAATGTGGAGATGATACTCAAAGATGCTCATTTCCACAGACTACCTTTAGAGGCTTTAGAGATGAGACATTTGGTGTGCTTGGTGAATGTAACACTACCAATAAGTTAGACCTTAGTTCAAGTGATATAATCTTTGACACTAATGTGATTGAAAATATATTCAGATTTGATGCTGAGGATTATGATACTGATGTGGTTCTTGTTGATAGCTATTGGAATGGTTTTGGTAATCCAATACAAGCAGCACAAGGTGACCCATTGGGAGTCGGTGGTCACGTTTACAATGCTGACTATATTAATGAGCAAGTTGCTGAGAATTGGCTTGGTGGTTATCCTAATTCACTCTATCAATATCTTCAAGGATTTGACCCTAACACTACAATATTTAGAGCAGAGATTGAAGATACAAATGACCCTATTCAACAATTTACAATAGGTAACCCAGTTGCTGGTACAAGATGCTATTCTGGAATGGTAGGTAGTCATTTAGACTTTACACAAGAAGTAATTGATAATGGAAATAATTTCTTTGGAGATAGATATGTAATACCATATGATGGTATCTATAATTTCAAGGCTCAACTTGTTAAAGATTATGCATTCTATTCACCTGATACATTAGCAGCATTTATTTGTGGTATACAAAGATATGAGAGTGATGATACAACATTAATACAAGA